CCGCATATACGGGTGTTCCTTGGTGCCGTACTTCTTGATGTGCATCGCGAGCGCCCACGCACTCCCGCCATGCCGAGCCGCCCAGTCTTCGAGCGCAGCGACGGGCGGCATGTGGGGGCGCGTGCCATACTCGACATACGCGGCGTACGACACGTCGGTGTAGACGTCGGCGGCGTACCCGTCATCCGAGAAGCGGTAGGTGATCGACGAGCGGAGCCGCCCAAAATCGACAGGCGTCCGCATCTTCGCCTCCCGCTCACAATCCACCGCCGCGCGGAGCGTCGCCAGCTTCACCGCCTCGTCGTGTTCGACGAGCCAAGCGCGCATCGCGTCGCTGACTTCTGCGCCGCCGTTCACGCTCATCGAGATCCCAGGCATACCCCGTATCGTCGCCCAAGCGGTGCCCGCTAGAGCACTTCCCTTGACACGGGACGCCGACGAACATACACTGAGCCGGTATGTGGACTCCGCCTCTCAACCGGCTCGGCTGGCACGTCAGCGGCACGCAATGGCTCATCATGATCGTGTTCCCGCTCGCCTGGCCCATCCTCGCCGTCCTACTCGTCGCCTACCTCGCGTATGGCGCGGTGTGGACGACGCTGTTCCTGGCGGGGAACACGATTCTGCTGGTGGTCATGCTGGTGGGAGTCCTTGTGCGAGCCTCGCGGCGTCCAGGACACCCGCGACATCTTCCGCGCCGCCCAGCCTAACCTCGCCCGCAGGCGCAGACTCTTGGCGGCGCTGCTCCTCGTAGCGCAGCTCGTGGAACGCGACCCACTCCGTCAACTCCGCCGAATCGACCCGCTCTAGCAACTCGCGGACGGTGCAACCCATCTGCTCGGCCAGGACGAAGTAGAACTGGCGCTCCCCCTGGGCTAGACGCCTTTTCCCGCCTCCACCGAATCCTCTGCGAGGCCGCTGATCCGCATCGCCGCCTTCGCGATCCGCTCGGTCGCGGCGGCGCTCTTCTCGTTCAACGCATCCCTGTCAGCGTCCTCGAAGACGCGGTCTCCAGACTCGGGGTCGAACGTCGTCTGGATGATGAGCGTCGGATACGTCCGCTTGAAGTCCGGCTTCCCGTCAGCGCCTACCGAAGCGGCGAGGAACGCGGCGCGTTGCGTGCCGGTCATGCTCCTGACCTCGACGGTGACGCCCCACTCGGGGACGTCTACGAGTTCTTTCGTGCCGTCGTCGGCGTTGAGGATCGCGTCTCTGAGAGTGCTCATGGGGTGGATACCGCCCTTCCGTTCGCGTCGGCCGCGCCCTCGAACGCGACCGCCTCATCGATCAACGAAGACGGCGACGCCTTCACCTCGCTCTTCGAGAAGAGGCACCAGATCCGCGCGCCCGCGTTCGCCGAGGATTCGCGCAGCTCGAGCATCGCGACTCCCGACAGGCCGTTGATGGCGGCCATGAAGAGTTCGTCGGCCTGCCAGAATCTGTCGAGCGTCCCCTGCACATCCCCCAGGACGGGGACGCGCTCAGTCCACCCAGCCGAGTCGAACGTGGTCGCGTCGGCGTTCGTGCTCGTGATCGAGTAGTCGAAGTCGTGGCAGGCGGCGACTGCCGCCATCGGCAGGTACGTCCCGTCGATCGTCACCGTGCCCGACCCGAGCAGCGCCGAGAGGAACGTGACACGCCCGAAGAGCCTGTCGAGGGTGTAGAGCGAGGCTGACTGCACCGCCCCGTTCTTCTTGACCGTCACCACGGCCTGCGGGTCGAGCACCTGATGCGCCGCGTTCGTGATCTGGTACGTCGTGTGCAGGCCACCCACGTCGGTCGTCGCCTCGCCCGTCGTCGCGACTCCCGCGCCGGATAGCTTGACCTGCGCGCTCCTGCCAGGGAGAGCAGCCATCTAGACGATCGTGACTGCGGCCGTGCCGTCGAGAGTAATCGACACCGCGACCGTGTCAGCGACGCCGGCCTTCACCTCGAACTTACTCGGCTTGACCTGCTGGAGGATGCTGTGCGTCCCGTCCCACACGATCTTCACGTAGAGCGCCGTATCGTTCACGAGGGCAGAGCGGATCGCGACCTGGCCCGTCGTGTTCGACGGGTCGAAGAATCCATCCAGCGTCCACGAACAATCCCTAATGCCCTGGATCTTCTCGACGAACGCGTCGCCGAACTGCGTCACGTCGAGCGTGTTCCCCGCCAGGCTCATGTCGCACGAGTTGAGTTCGGTGACGGCGTTGTAGACGGTGCCGTCGGTCGACACCGACACGGTGACGCCGCGGCCAGCAAGAGCGCTCATCTGGGTTCCTCCTCGGCGTCAGCGCCGTCGTAGTCGAAGCCGCAGACTTGGCAGTGCCAGCGTTCCGCGCTTCCCATCACGGATAAGTCTCGCCGGGCTTGGGGTGGGTGCGGGCACTCTTTCGGCTCGTCGTGCGCTGGTTCGAGTTGCATGAGGAGCGCGTCGATCTGCGCGCGGATCGCGAAAAGCTGCGCGGCGACGGCGTCCCGGTTCACACCTAGAGCGTACCCACAGCGACGGATGCCGTCTCCTCACCTTGACGATGGCACGGCGCGGCGTTACTGTGTGGACTACACCACTCGACGCCCTAGGAGCACAAGATGACCGCGCACCACCACCCCATCGCCATCGTCCGCCACTACCGCATAGACGAGCACGGCGTCCGCATAGTGAAGTGGTATCCGGGCCGGTACGCCCACGCCGTCGTCACCTACGGCCAGCCCCGGTCAGTCCCGACGTGGGCGCGCGGGTCGTTCGCGGCGATCAACGGCGGCACCTTCTCGTTCCGCACGCATCTGCCGGTTGGGATGCTGCGCCACGGCGGCGTGTGGGCGAACCGCGCAGGGTTGAACCATCCGACGGTGGGGTTTCTCCGTAACGGCAACATCGTCTTCGGCGCTGCGGCTGCGGAGAAGGCGGGGGCTGGGAATATCGTGGCGGGCGAGGCGTACCTCATCCGAGGCGGCGTCCGCCAGACGCGGTTCCCGTGGGCGAGCACGGCCCAAGTCTCGTGTGGGCCGCGAGGGTCGGACGGGCCGAACGGGTGCTTCCGCTCCTGCGTCGTCCGCTTCCGCGGTGGACGGGTGGGGATAGCCGAGGTCGGCTTCGCGTCGATGCCACAAGCCGCGCGAGTCTTGCACCGCCTCGGCGTCGTCGACGCGATCACCTTCGACTCAGGCGGGTCGGCTACTTCGTGGGTGCGAGGCCGCAGCTCGTTTGGGATCACATCGGCGTTGGGGATGACGTGGCAGCGTCCCGTCCCCGACGCGATCGTTGTCCGCGCGCGGTAGGCTCTGGCGCATGGCCTCCGCCCCCTGTATCAGGTTCGTCGAGTCCGACTCATTCGCGCCCACCACCGCGGACGGCGAAGAGTTGTGGTGGATGGATCATTACGAGTGCGACTGCGGCTGGGAATCGCCGCTCCAAGAGTCGCTCCACGATGGCGGACGCTCCTTGGCGGAAAACCATTCAGCCGCGAGCGGCCACCCTTTCTGCTAGGCAGCTTCGACCCACACCCTGTACGTCAAAACGACGTGCCGAGTGGTCCCGTCGGGATCCCTGAGCGTCTGCGACTGGTCGAGGTCACACCCCACCGCGTGCCACCCGCTCGCCGACAAGTCAAGCGTCGCCCCGTCAAGAAGCGCGTCGACCGCCTCCGCGACCACGCCCGTCGACTTGAAGCCGCCCTGGTTGAACGGGCCGCCGCTCCGAGTCCACACATGGACGCCGGCCAGCACCTGCCGCCCCGTCTGTCCGAACCTGTTATCCCTCGTCGTCGTCGCCTCGCCGATCGTCACATACGGCAGGTTCGTCGTCTCCGGCGGCTCGTCAAACACAGGAGCGCCAACATGCCCGTTGAGGAGCGCGTAGAAGGCGAGCTGCACCGCATAGTCGGGCGTCGTCACGAACCCTCACCCGCCATGCAATGCAAGTCTGTCCACACGTACTCCTGGCCCTCAGTCGTCGCGTTCTGGATGTCGAGCGTCACGCTGATCGCGTTGCCGTACGGGTCGGTCGTCGCCCACAGGATCCGCCATGCCGCTGTCACGTCTGAGCGGTAGCGGATCCGCACGTCGTAGGGGGATTGTTCGCGGAGGCCGTGCGCGATGACGCGTTCGCCGCCGGTTCCGGGGGTGACCTGTGCCCAGACCGTCGCTATCGTCGTCCAGGCGCGCGTGTAGCCGCCCGATCCGTCGGGCGTGTCCGCCGGCTGTTGGAGCGCGACGCGGTGGCGGAGATCCGAAGCGTCCTGCGCCTTCGCCACCTAACCCACCCGGCCGATCATGTGCGCCGTGAGGTACCAGCGGAAGAACGCTGCGGCGCGCTTGTCGCGGTCGCGCTTCGCGATGCGCTCGGCCCACGCCTTCGCCACGCTAGTCCTTCTCGATCTGCTTGATGGCCGCCTGCGTCGCCGTGACCGGAGCCTTCACGATCTCGACAGCAGCCTTGCCCGACTCTTTCGCAGCAGCTCGGATCAGCTTCGCCAACATCACAGGCTCCAGGAGCGCGAGCCGCCGACCAGGATCTGGTAAGAGAGCGGGATCTCGACGATACCCCGCCCCGTCCCCATCTGCACCGGGACACGATTCTCATACCAATGCACGACGAGCATCTTGATCGCCTGCACCAGCTTCGCGGGCGGCGACGCTAACCCCGCCGTCATGGTGATGGTGACGGCGTCGCGCTGCTCATCCGAGATCGGCAACCCATCCCCGAAGATCAAGTCTCTGAGGCCGCCGACGCGGAAGTTCGTCAAGTCATACTGGACGTCTGCCCCGGCCTGGCGGTACGTGATCGACGAGACGCCGGTCACCGGAGTGACGGGTGCTCTGAGGGCGGGGAAGCGGCGGCCCCACAGGAACCACGGCCATTCCGCTTCGCTCCACCCCGACGACCCGTCGCTCCAACGCAGGTCTGCGATCACCGCGTCGCTGATCTTCGGCAGGCGGAACACCTGGTCGATCGTCCACACCCATGTCTGCGCGCCGAGGAGTGTGCTCGTGTCCGCCTCGACCTGTTGCCGGGCGGCGCTGATGAGATCGGTGATGACCGAGTCTTCGGCGGTGTTGTCGACGCGGCACCATAGTTTCGCGTCTGTGAGGGTGACGGGCTCGGCTGCGGCGTCGACGGTACGGGCGAGGCTGCTCACCGCCACTTCTCCTGATCGGCTCGGCGCTCTTGCACCGTCCGGCGGTCAGCGCCGTTCGCCTTGTGCGGCTTGCAGAGCAGGCAGCCTGCCCGACGGTTCTTGCAGCGTCCGCGCTTGTGGTTCATCGGCCGAACATCCTAGCCACGAAGCCGGCGGCGTAGCCGACGCGATAACCGGCGCGGAAGCTTCGGCTGCGGCGAGGCTGTCGCGCGTCCCACGTGAATGTGTACGTGCCCGTCGAGGTCACGGTCGACGCCTGCGCGTTCGGCGAGTTCCAGGAGTAGCAGGTGCTCATCGGCCGAGGATCCCTTTCAGCAGCCACAGCGCGAACAGGACGAGCACAGCGATGACGAGCCAGTGGAAGATCACGACGCCTCCTTGCATCCCTTGTCGCGGCACTCCGCCGAGCACCACGCAGCGCAGTGAGCGGCGCTCTCAGGGCCGCTGAGCATCCGGGTAAGCCGACGAGCCGCGGGGTGGGGCTGCCGGGGCGCGTCCGGCTCTACAACCGCGTCTCGCGCCGCGCCCGGCTTCCGCGCCTCAGACACTCTGCTCGGATCCTTCTCAGCCATACGTGTCAGGATGGCCGAAGGGCCGGCATGGCGGGCACTATCTCCCGCCACACCGGACCCCACAGAACATCGGCTCAGGTGTGAGCCGACGTCAGCGCCGCGAGCGCCTCACCACGAATCGGCGTCCCACCGATCCGGCGATGCACCCGGAACCCGACCAGGCCCGACTCGGCGTACAGCTCGTTCAGCCGCATCAGCGTGATACCGAGCCGCTCCACGATCTGGTAAGCCGACTTGAAGTCGCCGAACAGCGCGACCGTCTTCGTCCCCGTCGTCGTCGGGAGAGTCGGCATCGCGACCGACTGGTAAACGGGATACCCGTTATACGTCGGGGGCGTGCCCCGCTCGAGCGCCGGCTGCCACAGCGGGTACGCCGTCCCCGAAGCGGGGATGAACAGCCGCATCGCCTTCGCGGTGCCGCGGTTCACGACGTAGGAACCGTTCATGGCGTACTGCGGCTTCACGACCGAGAACTCGAGCTTCACGAGATCCTGCCACACAAGGGTGCCCGTGGTCGTGTCCGCGGCGGGAGTGACCGTCATCACCGAACCGTCGATGGTAGCCGTCGTCCCGTTCGTGATGATGCCCTCAGGCTGAGACGAGGCGTGTCCCGTCCCGTTGAGGATGCCCGCCTCGATCGCGTTGTTGACGGCGATCCCGAACGAGCTGCCGACGATCTGGTCGAGCGCGATGTCGGTGTCCATCAGCTCGTCCTCACCGATCTTCGTGATGCCGTACAGATCCTCGACATACAGGTACTGCTGGCTCGGCGTGAACGAGCTGGGCGAGAGGGCGGTGCCCGTCTCGAGCTTGCCCCACCCGACGGTGAGCTCGGTCAGGCCACGCAGCGACAGCCTGTCCCGCGTCGTCTGGCGAACCGAGCACAGGTCGTACATC